CTGTGAAGACGATGCGAAATTCAGCATTTTCACAAGCGTTATCTTTTACAAACCCGTATTCCTGCTCATATCACTCTCCTTTGATGCGAATGCCAGTAGCGAGGATTGCATCGATGACTTCAGAAACTTTGTATGCCATTACCGTTTGGTAATCATCGTGAAAATCTGTTCGATGAAGCATGCTGCTACGTTCCGGGAGCAGTATTTCCCGCTCCTCCAGTTCTGCTATGCGCTTTTTTGCTGTTTCCAGCTCGCCCAGCAGCGCTAAGACGGTAGCTGGACTGGCTGCGGCGATGAATTCAGCATTGGCCTGCTGTTCCATTTGGAAATCTTCATCGAAACCGCTTTCAGGATGCGCTCCTTCAATTCTGCAAATGGGAATATATCCAGCAGCCTCGCGATGAATTAGTGCATCATCACCATCAAATCGGCCCTCTCCATATTCGAGCGACCACTCACCACACGTTGCTTTTTCTGCCGCTTCACGCAGTGCCTGATAGTCAATCTTGCTCATGTCACATCACCCTGAATCCGTTGCATTTACGTAAAAAATCGCAGATATAGCCCTTCATTTTTTCGTGCCAATCTCGATCATTCCCATTGCACCAACCATCAGGTGGAGTCCAGTTTTCTATCAGAGCAGCCATTTTCTTTGCTTTTGCAGGAGTAGCTGTTGCGGTATCGCAGTAATGACGAGTGTCGATCAACGTATCCATACCATCGATATCAAGTACGCAAAACCATGTGTGATTCGGCATTTCAACAGATGGTATTTGTTGCCCACGTCGACGTTTATCAATAAGACATACAGTCACTGGTTGCCTCCTTTACGTAGCTCGGCGGCAAAAGCTACTGCGTGATCATGATGTTCAAGTGTGTATGCACACTCCGCAAACATCTCCACGCCCTGCGCACGTACTTCAGCCAGAAAAGCATCGGTGGCTGGGGTGTCTGATTGCAGAGACTTTGCGCGATAGTCATTCCACCCTCTTGCATACATGGGATTAACTTGCACTCCATCTTTTACGCAATATGCCTGCCCTCCACGGTTGATAACCTCGATTTCGTCCATAGCACCAGACTTCAGCCCCGCATTCTCCGCTGCCAGCACCGCGCACTTGGCCTCCGCTTCAGCAAATTTACGCACCAGATATTCAGCGTTTGTTTCGTTAACCTTTAAATCTCGGGGAATGCATTTACCTTTCAGGAATCCATCCATCTCAATTAGTGACATTTGTTTCATTTCTTCCCACTCCGCAACATCGCATTCAGATATTTGTTGTCATTAACAGAACCGAAACTATTTCTTTTAAGTAATTCCTCTCTCGATGGCATTGGCTTTACGCGTTGGCGAATAATCATTTCTGCCGGAAGAATGCCGGGATTGTATGCAAGTCCTCTCATGGTAAATTCCTCAGTCATTACTGATAGCACCATAGCGTGAGCGGTAATTACGCAGGCGCGGGTCGATATATTCAGGGAATTTGTCTATTGTCGCTTTTCGCAACGGTCTCATTGCTGTTTCGTTTGTTCGGTCTTTCTCATCTTTTAACGCGAGTTGTATATCGTGTCGGTACATCCGTTCTGCTTTTGTCTCTGGAGGTAGAGACATTATCCAGTCGTAGTTTTTTCTGAATTTATCCAGCACCTCCGCCTTGGAGCTACCGGAACAGCGGCGCGGGTCATCCGCACCATACAGAGGCGCTGGCATGGTTTTCTCCTGATTAAATTGCGTGAATAGCGTGACGAGGGAAGGGGAGAGTTACTGGTGCAAAGGGTATATCGTCGTCAAAATCCATCGGAGGTTCGTTGTGTTGTGCTGGTGATGATTGCTGCTGTGGCTTCTGTTGTTGCCTGCTGGCTGCTTGTTGTTTGCTGTCGCCAATGCCGCCAAGCATTTGCATCACGCCATTAATTCCGACATGAACCTCGGTTGTGTAACGGTCTTGCCCTGACTGGTCTTTCCACTTTCTGGTTCTCAGCATTCCCTCGAAATAAATCTGATCACCTTTTTTCACATACTGCCCCACGACCTCAGCCAGTTTCCCGGATACAGCAACACGATGCCATTCAGTCAATTCCTTTTGCTCGCCAGTATTTTTATCTCGCCATTGTTCTGACGTGGCTATTGTCAGGTTAGCGAACGCTGTTCCTGATGGTGAGTATCGAACTTGCGGGTCTTGTCCTACCCGACCAAGGATAATCACCTTATTTACGCCTCTGCTTGCCATTTATGCCGCCTGTTTTAGTTCGTTAACTCTGATGTTCATTACCTGAACGCATTTAGCCTGCGCTTCCTCGTTGCCAGTCATTAATTGCCAGTCACGCTGATAACGCTCGATGAGTTTTTTCTTGTCAGTTTCTGTTGATGCATAATCGCTGAAGTCTTTCAGGATTTGTTCGCAGTCAACAGATGGAGATTTCTGGTTGGTATTTTCTGGTGATGGTTTGTTATCTGCTGCTGGGATCGCCCAGTCCGGCAGCGATGGAGGGAGCCAGCAAAATCCTGTTCCATCCTTCAGTTTTGCCCTGTGCCACCCCTGTATTTTATTGAGAGATGTTTGTGCGAAACCTTCCTCAAGGTTATACAGATACCGACCGATTCCCCACTGAACAGCAGCACGCTTCATTGCACCGGAACGACCGCCTTTGACGGCTTCTACCTGCGTGTTTTCAGCAGCATCCCATTTTGTTACCCATTCAGAATCAATCTTTATTGATATTCCGCATTCAACGCCGCCGTTGTTGGGGATATCGCGGTATTCATTGCGCCATCCTGCTTTGCCGCAAACATCGTCCAGGCGTTTCATGATTGCACGGTTCGTGACATAAGCCAGCACCATAGCCCACACACTGCCATCGCGTGCTTTACCGCTTCGCTGTATTCGCCATTCGATATCTTCAGGGCTGAATGGCTCATCGAATTTGTTCAAATCCATAATTTGCCTCAGAATGGTAATTCGGATGGGGAGGAAAGAAACTCGCGCTCATTCATGCGCTCTCTTTGCGCCTGCCATAAGCAAAGTTGTTTCTTTGATTTATCTCCCGCTTTACGCCAGTAACGAGCCTCAGCAATGTGATACTCTCTTTTTAATCGGCTTAACTCTGGAGTTTTCGCCAGTTCTACCGGAATCATTTTGACCTCCATTTCCTGTAGGCTTCGACGGCCTCACGAAACATCTTTTCATCACCAATAAAAGTGGCGATAGTGAATTTGGTCTGGATAGCCATAAGTGTTTTATCCATTTTTGGGAACTCCTGGCTGATTAAGTAAGTCGATGAGGCGTTTCCATCCGTCACGTAATTTACGGGTGATTCGCTCAAGTAAAGATTCGGAAGGGCAGCCAGCAACAGGCCACCCTGCAATGGCATATTGCATGGTGTGCTCCTTGTTTATTTACACATAACGAAAACGCCTCTAGTGAAGCGTTATTGGTATGCTAAAAAAAGGCCCTCACACTGGAGGGCAAAGAAGATTTCCAATAATCAGAACAAGTCGGCTCCTGTTTAGTTACGAGCGACATTGCTCCGTGTATTCACTCGTTGGAATGAATACACAGTGCAGTGTTTATTCTGTTGCTTGTCCAAAAATAAAGGCCGACTATGCGGCCTCGGAAGGGAGTCCAATCATCTTATTCAAATCTTCTACCCGTAAAGCAGGAAGTGCTGCACTTTCTTTATCTGCTTCTTTTGGTAGCAACTCTTTGCTTTCAGGCCAGACCTCAATAAGTCGCTTAACTGTTGTGACTGAGTTCAAAGCAGCCCATACATTTGATTCGATATCCTTTTTCCTGGCTTCAAGTTTTTGTTGCAATGCGAAGATTTCATCAAACCTTTTTGTTATTTTGTGTTCTGCGTCAAACATGCATTTATCTTTGTCGGGGGTAGGGAGCAATATATCTTCACCGTTGCTGTCTTTTCCGTATGAATGCCAGCCAACCCTTCTTCCAGATACAGTCAGATAAATTGAAGTAGAACGAACATCGTATGAGTAAAATGAACATCCCATCTTTTCAAGTTCTTCACTTATAGCTACCAACTTGGATGATAACTGATCCACTTCCTCAGTTTTCTTTTTACCGCCAAACGCAATAACTCTAGCGTCAAGTGCAAGCTGGTTCTTTAACTTTGTTACTTCTTCAAGTTCAGTGAAAACCCCAGACTTAATTAAAGCGTTACGAGCGATTTCCTCTTTCATTCTCGTAGTTAAGCGGATTGATGACATATTAATTCCTCTCAAATAAGTGGTTTGCTGCGAAAAAGTAAAACAATGATATTCACTTCTATTTGTCATCGTGTAAGTGACGCAGGTTATTAACTCGCGGCCAGTAATATTTTGGCTTGGCACGAGATCCGGGTCTTGGACCTACACAAACTATATAGCTCTCTTCTTTCCTCGGAAGGCCAGGTGCATCTAGCAGACGGCCTAGTTCGAATTTTTTTACGTTGACACCAGGAGGAATCACCTCGACGATAAACCCGATTTTTACCTTCGTTACACCGTTTGATGAGCTTGACCATTTAACTTCATCGTTCAATTTGAACTTCATCATTAACCTCAATCGTAATAAGCTGGAATTGATTTTCCGCGTTGCTTCTGGCGGCCCGAACAGGTCACCCCCATTTCACTGCGTGGCTTGCTGTACCATGTGCGCTGATTCTTGCGTTCAATACGTTGCAGGCTGCTTTCAATCTGTTCGTGGTATTCAGCCAGCACTGTAAGGTCTATCGGATTCAGTGCGCTTTCTACTCGTGATTTCGGTTTGCGATTCAGCGAGAGAATAGGGCGGTTGCCGTATCTGTAGTAGGCACTGCTAGCCAGACAATGAAGCCAAACCTGTTCTATAACAAGTTCTTCTGTGGACTTGGCTCTATCCCACTGCCGAAACTGCACAGTATTGATTCTGCTGTTGCAACATATGAAGGTTTCTCCATCCGCGTACATAAATACGCAGATGGCGATGCCAACGTGCAAAAAATGCGCTTCGACTTACTGCCTGCATATGTGTGCTTTAACCCTCACATGGGCGGTCAGTTCTTCGGTAATCCGTAATAACAAGGGGCTTCCGCCCCTTTTATGTTTTAAGGAAACAATATGGATCGCATGAGTGTATTCCTTGCCGCAGATAACGAATCCGGGCATGTACAGGCCGTTATCGCAGAAAAAGACTTCCAGTTTTTCGAAAAGTTGGGCTTTGTTGCCTCAGTTGATGAATTGAAACCGACCAGTAAGCGAGGTCGTAAGGCGGCAGACAATGGCAACAGTACTGACAAAGGGTGAGATCGTCCTTTTTGCGCTTCGTAAGTTTGCTATTGCTTCTAATGCATCGCTGACTGATGTTGAGCCGCAATCAATTGAAGATGGTGTAAATGATCTGGAAGATATGATGTCCGAGTGGATGATTAACCCCGGCGACATTGGTTACGCTTTCGCAACTGGAGATGAGCAGCCATTACCAGATGATGAGTCAGGTCTTCCAAGAAAATACAAACACGCAGTAGGCTATCAGTTATTGCTGAGAATGCTATCTGATTACAGCCTTGAACCAACTCCGCAAGTTCTCAGTAACGCCCAACGCTCATATGATGCCTTGATGACCGACACTCTGGTTGTTCCTTCAATGCGACGACGTGGAGATTTTCCTGTAGGACAGGGTAATAAATATGACGTGTTCACATCTGACCGATATTATCCAGGCGATCTCCCTCTGATTGATGGCGATATCCCAAACTCATAGGTGAATAAATGCCTATTCAGCAACTTCCGCTTATGAAAGGTGTCGGCAAAGACTTTCGAAACGCCGACTATATCGACTATCTGCCAGTGAATATGTTGGCTACACCCAAAGAAATCCTGAACAGCAGCGGATATCTTCGCTCATTCCCGGGCATTGCCAAACGCTCTGATGTGAATGGTGTATCGCGCGGTGTCGAGTACAACATGGCGCAGAGTGCTGTTTATCGCGTGTGTGGTGGGAAGCTCTACAAAGGCGAAAGCGAAGTCGGTGATGTTGCCGGAAGTGGTCGCGTATCAATGGCGCATGGTCGGACATCACAGGCGGTAGGCGTTAATGGTCAACTGGTTGAGTATCGCTATGATGGCACGGTTAAAACCGTCTCAAACTGGCCTAAAGACAGCGGATTCACGCAGTATGAGTTAGGTTCGGTTCGCGACATTACGCGCTTACGTGGGCGTTATGCGTGGTCAAAAGACGGTACTGATTCA